ATTCTTGTAAAATTATGTTCTATACATTGTTCAGGAGTCGGCCTTGCACCTACTTTAGCGTTTGTTTCATTTTTTATTAAACCACCAATAGTTCTAGGATGTATTCTCTCACCATTGTTTGTGATGTAAGTATCTGTCTCAATAAAGCCACCGTATAAAAAATTAGATGCTTGATACACATAACCCACTTTACCCACCATGCCATCTGCCCATGTATATAGATATAAAATATCTGTATTCTGTTTTAGCCATTTTATTGCCAATGAAATCATTTTGCTTTCGGAGTTCCTCGGCATAATGTCGTCCATAGCCATTTTACCTATTTCATAATAGTCTTTTGTCGATAATTCAGGAAATAATTTTTTTATTGTATGTAGTGGCCTGGTTCCCCAACCAAAAGTCATAACACCTACTAGTTTTTTATCTTTGTAATAACCTAATCTTATTTTTGTAAGTTTAGGCATGATTGGAGAATAATGCCATTTTCTTAAAAAAAACTCACACTCTCTTTGATGCACAATTTTAAGCTCAATCATATCTAAAACTTGCTGCTGTAATCACTAAATTCATCGTCTATCGCCGAATAATCTAAGTCAAATATCTTCTTGCCATTACTTCTGCGCGGCATGATGCCCTTTTCGTGTAAAACACGACTTGCTTCTTTGAAATCAGGCATCCTAGGGGATTTAATCCCCAAATCGCGCAACAATTTGGTCATTTGCACTGGCTTGGCGTTCTCACTGTCAAAATTAACGTGTTCTAATATCAAATCTTCAACACTAGACTGCGTTCTATACAATTCATTGCTGTCATGCAGTAATTCACGCTCATCTGGTGATAAAAACCAGTTTTTTTGTCCCTGCACATACATAGTTTCTTTTACCTGGGCCCAAAGCTGTTGCATATTGATGCCATGATTAACATTGATGTCTTTAACCGCGAGTACCCAGAATCTTCGATTCCCAGACGTGTCCGTCAAGAACTCGCGTGCATTGACCGATGCATAAAACGCCGTACGGCGCTGATAAGTCGTAAAAGCACGGTCATAGGGTAGCCTTAGCTCATCCGTGCGTGATGTTACAAAAGCTTTCAGCTGGTCTATGTCTGATTTTTTAAAGGTAGACTCGATTTCGCCTAATTCTACAATCCAATGACTAACGGCTCTCTTTACAGAGTCCTTGTCAGAAGGGTTAAGCGTTGCACCCTCTAAGAGCCAACCATTATTGTAATCACATAGTCGTTTGAACCATAAGGTCTTACCGAGTCCTTGTGCTCCTTGTAATACAAGTATGCCTTCTAGTTCAACACCCTTAACTTCGTAAGCAGCGGCCACACAACTGATTAACCACTTCTTAAGTAGCATATCTCTGAGCTGCGCGGACTCCTCTGTAGTCAGCGAATTTAAAAAGTCTGGTAGTCTGTCGACTCCATCCCAAGGCTCGCTATCTATCCACTCTTTTACAGGGTTATATTCGCGCGCCAATACTTTGAGATAGTCGCGTACCTTTGAATGAGGTATGCCCATGTTAATACAACGATGCTCTATTTCAATTAGACTGGCTTCTTCATGCATGTCTGCAATAAAAGTCATGTTGGGTATGTCTATCTCCATCTTCTTCTTAATCACGTTGTAGCGCACATCAACATTGTGCGTCTTTAATACACCGTCAATATTGTCTTTAGTATTCAAGAAGCGTCCGCTTGCTGAACGCACAAAATCGTATTCCACAGGCACATCTATCTTCTGCAAGACCACTTCGCCTTCGGCTATTGCAACTTCGTTCTTATGGTCGTTGTAATCGCCTGTCGTTTCTGGCATTTGTACTTCCGCGTAACCGCCTGCTTTATTAACCCAAGCTGCCGCTTTTTTTGCCTCTTTTTCGCCTGTCTGACTTTCGTCATTATCGGCGACAAAGACATGCTTATGATTTGGGAAGTATTGATACATAACCTCTGCCACTTTAATCAAATTGTAAGCGTCAAAGGCGACGACAACTGGCTGGGAGCGGTCAGCGTATATAGAAGCAGCTGTTGCATATCCTTCTGCGTAATTAAGAGTATCTGAGCTATTAAATATTTCTCTGCCGAGAAGAAAAAAGCTACCGCTTTTTTTAGAACCAGTGAGAAAACGCTTGGTGCCATCGGGACCGATATACTGTAGGCCAACGATAGTGCCCTGACCATCCTTCATAGAGATAACCAAATTATTATTGTTATCTTTTTTTAGTCCATAGGATAAAACCTGTTTCTTTTCTAAATATTCATGCTTTACACAATCCTCACATCTATCCCAAATGGACTGTGCTCGCTGTGCGGCCTGCGTATATTTTTCTGCTGTCTTGACCTCTGCCTGGCGTCGTAGTTCTTCAATCTCCGCCTTCTGCTCTTTAGTCATGCGGTATCTTTTACTATTTTCAGGTTTCCAGGTTGCTGTAGGTTGGTCCGTGCTGACACGATAATCGCCAATACGACCATAGGGGGAGGATTGGTCTAGCCAGGCTTGATACCAACCTACCAGCTTCCTTTGATTACCAATATTGATGTAGGCCCGACCTATTGAGCCATCGGCAATCAAACCCTTCTTAGGGTCTGGTTCATAGCCATTGTTGGCTAAGAAATCTTGAAATTGTGAAACGTAATCTTTGGTAAAGGGTGTGTTAAAATTCTTGTTAGGTCGTTTTATTTTTAATGACATCAATCCATCGCTTTTTTATGTGTTTACTTCTTTTGTAAAAGGTTATAGAATAATACCCAAGTTTATTATAATTTGCAAACACATTAGAGGAGAAAATTTATGAGCTTAACAATTAGTAGCGACGGTAGCGGCGAAAGTCTACCAAAATTACAAAAGGGAATCTATCTTGGAACTTGCTTCCGTATTATTGACTTGGGCACGACAGACCAAGAATATAAAGGCGTGAAAAGTAAAAAGACCAGAGTCCACATAACCTTTGAAGTAACAGAGGCGTTGGACCCAGATAGTAATACTTCCAAAATGGAAGACGGTAGACCTTTCGCAGTTTCCAAAACCTATACTGCATCTTTATTTGAGGCTGCGGCATTGCGTAAAGACTTAGAGAGCTGGCGCGGTAAAAGTTTCACCGAAGAAGAACTTGGTGGCTTCGACATTAGTAAATTACTAGGTTGCACCGCAAGAATAGAAGTGGGTCATACTGCACCAACAGAAAATTCTTTGGGCGGAAATCCAAAGATATTAAATCTGCAAAGACCAGATGGCGGCATCCAAGTTGTAGAAACACACAACGAAAAACAATCGTTTGACTTAGATGTTTACCTAGATGATTTTAGGGGTAAGCAATCAGCAGATAGCAAAGCTATGTGTGATATTTTTGATTCACTACCACCTTGGCAACAAGAAGATATTGAATCTAGTTATGAATACAAATCAGCTGTAGGTGAATCAGATGGTCCATCTGAATCTGAAAATCTTGCTGCTTTAAATGCACAAGCGGCTGAGGAAATGAATACACCTGGGTTTGACGACGACGAAAATAAAAAAGGTTTAACGGACGACGACATTCCCTTTTAAGTTTACAGGTAGGCGACGACCCTCCACACAAATTCTCTTCTTACTCCAAGAGAACAGCCGTCGCTTACCAACCCAATACTATGTATAGAGATAAAGCAATAGAAATAGCAGAGTTGTTAGAAATTAAAGGGGAAGCTTATGCTAGCCCAGATGTTTTCTTTGAACAATTAGCAAACACCTGGAACAGCATGCTTGGTGCTAATTTAACACCGAGTCAGTGTTGCGCCATGATGTTGGCTTTTAAAGCTTGCCGTATGGTTAACAATCCAAACCATAAAGATACAGCAGACGACATGGTAGGATATAGTTTGATACTTACTGAACTTGTTAAAGCACAAAAGAATGACTAACGAAATAGAATACGAAGTACAGGTTTTGCCAGCTGCATTAATGATGCAACATTTTCTTGATGATGATACTGTATTGCGTCTAAATAACTACTTAGATGTATTAAAAAATGATACAGCTAAAACATCAGCTGGTCCTGACTTAGTGGGTCAAATACATCAAGGCGAACAAATAATAATGGATTACAACGCCGCAATACTAAAACCTTTTGTTAGTATAGTAGAAAGCTTGGGCCTTGCTTATCTACGACATTTCGTGGAACAAACTAAAACTCCTCTAGTCTCCAAGAAAATCGACGTTGATAAGCTATGGTCCGTCCATAGTTATGCGGGTGACTATAATCCAATTCACGACCATTTAACGACATCACCAATGGGTATATCTTTTACTTGTTGGACCAAAGTACCACCACAAATCAGCGAGCTGAATGATGATACAAATATCAGCTTATACGACAGCTCTGGAGCCATAGACGGCTTTATAAACTTTACCTATGGTTTGAACCAAAGCAAAGACCCAGAGCGCTTAAGACCACCTCAACAAGTTATGATAAAACCAGAGGTAGGCAAACTATTATTATTTCCCTCTTGGATGCAACATTGCGTCTATCCGTTTAAGGGTGAGGGAGAAAGAAGAACCGTTGCTGGCAATCTTAATTGTCACAGCATAACCAAAAATGAATTTGAGGAAATACAAAATGAAACCAGGAATATATGAAGACATACCTTATGAAGAATATGCAGAGATACCAGCCTTTAGGTCTCACGACCTAACTGCGGTCATTAAATGCCCATACAGCTGGAAGCATCAAAAAGCAATGGTCCAGACTCCAGCTCTGCTGGAAGGGCGGGTGCAACACACTGTTTTTTTAGAGCTGCATAAGTTTGATGATGAGTTTGTAATACAACCAAAGATTGACCGCAGAACAAAAGTAGGCAAAGAAGAGTATGAAGATTTTATGGCTAGCATAGGTAATAGAACAGCCGTCACACAAGATATGTTTGATACCTGTATTGAAAGACGTGATGTTGTAAAAGACTATGTGCCAAAAGCAGATGACCGAGCAGAACTAACGCTTGTGTTTGAGTGGCATGGCCATCCGTTTAAATGTAGATTGGACTGGTATGACAACGAAAGAGTTTGGGACCTTAAAACATGTCGTGACGCTTCACCTAGAGGCTTTAGAGGCGCTATTAATAGCTTCAACTATCACATGCAAGCAGCACTATATGTTGAAGGCTGTAGAGCCTCTGGATTAAGAGCAGATGGTTTTAATTTCTTAGCACAAGAAAAAGCTCATCCATATCCGTTTGGTGTTTACACTTTATCCGATGAGGCATTGGAATATGCCAGAGCAAGAAACGAACAAGCACTAGAGCTGTTGTTAAAATGTAAAGAACAAGATGATTTTAAACCCTACAACCTAGAGGGTGTCCAGGTTGTAGAATTATCAGATTTGTATTAAAAAAGTAAGTTGCAACTAATTGCAACTATTTACACACAATAATAACAAGTTTTTTTAGTCTAAGGAATGGTATAAATCCACAGTTTTTTGCTTATCGCATAGCCAGAAAACCAATAAGTATCTGTCTCCACTTTCTACTGGTAGGCCTTTATGTAGATTATTAAAGCTAGGAAACATGAGCGCATGTCCTGTAGGTAAAGGCGGGACCTCGCCGTAATTATGAAATGCAGTGCCACCACCTTCATACTTACCAGTATTCAATGGGACTACCACAGATATATCTGCTGATTCATCGTGATGCCAGGCACCTTGTTTTTTATCTTTAAGATTATAGTTTGCTATTTGTATAGATGCAGGGTCTCTACAATCTCTTTGCCATATTGCATTAAAGATAGGATTTAAAACAGATTGAACTACAAACCACATGGTTCTATATAGTTCAGGTACTTGTTCTTTTAAAACAATTTCTGGTATTTGTCTTAAAGTGTCCTCATCATCATTGCCAGCAAACTTTATTTCTTTTTTCATTTGTTCTATTTCTTTTAACAACATCGTACAGAAATGTCTGCGAAACAAAGGTACTTTATAAATATCTGGATATATTTTTTTTACTATATCGTGCGCTGGTGTTTGTTCCATATCTTTCAAACCCATAGCTGCTTTGTATTTAACTATATGCGGCAAGGTATCTTGAACCGCTTGATAAGTTGTATGGTTAATCATCCAATGTGATTGCATACTTAATAGATAGTTTTTCAGTTTATACATAAAAATAGTATATCAGATAAATATAAATAATTAGTTGTATATTTGTCCAAATTTTTATAGAATATACCAAACTAAAAGTATATTTATTATATGGAACCAATATGAATGAAGGCAAAGAGATAAGAAAAAGTTTAGCAGTAGACCCAGCTACATACAATTTATTGGATGAAATATGTCAAATGGAACACCGTTCTAAAATTGACCAACTGAAAGTTTTAATCCAAAAAGAACATAAAAGATTAGCTACGGCCAATGCAGATGAAGCAGTTGTTTAAAAATATTATGTCAAAAAATAATAAGCCAATACCACAATCCTACAAACCTGTTATGGAAGCACAAGAAGTTATTGATGTGTTTAGTAGATTAACCATGCACCAGCAAGCAGCTTTAATACGCCTTATATCAAGAAACTTAGAATTTGATATAAACGGGGAAACCGTTATGGGTTATGAACTAGATTACGAAGTGGTTGGGGCCGTTATCAAAGCTTTCAATTCTTTAGACTAAAGAACCTAAACCGCCAACTCGGCGCATTGCAATCTCTCTATCTTTCTCATCTGGCAATATAGTCGGAGATAACATTTGTGGTGGACTTAAATCTGTTGGCGCACTTGGAGCTGGTATATTCATAGCTCCGCTGTCAGGTGATATATTTTCAATTTCTTGTAAATACTGGTCAAAGTCTGTAGGTTCTTGATTTCTAACATCTTCGCTTTGAAACTCTTGAACCGGCTCCTCTGTAATGCTTTGATAGCCTTCAACAACGCCTCTTAGACCAGTCTGACCTGCAATAAAATCATTGGTGGAGAAAAATCTATAAACCTCATCCAACGTATTTCCTGCATCTGGGTCTGTAAGCAATATATCTGTAAGAACTTCTTGATACTTGTATTGTTGTTCTTTTGATATTCTATTAATCATATCATCACCAAGCCTACCGCTTACTATTTTTCCTGGAGTGTTTAAAATAATTTGTCCTAATTGTACCGCTTTGATATTGTTGCTTTTAGCTTCATTTAACATTTTGCCTGCCATTTCTGTCAATGGCTGCGTTTGCGAACCGCCAGGTGATATACTAAAGGCCATTCCCATAAGCTCATTCATTTTGTAAAAGTTTTTAAACTCCTCTGGCTCTAACATAACTTGTAACATTTTTCTGTTTTTTTCTTGCATAAAAAACTTTTGGAGTTGTGGCATGCCTTTTTGTAAATCTTGGGCCCTGTAATACCTATCGTAGACATCAATCATGTATTGTTTTTTTATGTCTTTAAAAAGCTCTGGGTCAGCTGTTTGTAATATTCTTTTTGAGTTTCGCAACGATTTCACAGAAACATTAGGATTAAACAGCTCTTTCATTGCTTTGGCTGTGTCTTTATCTGTCATAATTTTGCCGAATCTACCAATAGCACTTTTTTCGACAAGCTGTAATGCAGGTTTGTTTGGGTCATAAACTCTTCTTGCTAACGCATAATCTGGGTGCGCTTCATCCATTAAAGCAGTCATGTTATCCATGATGCCGTAAATTTGTCCTGCGTCGCCAGTGCCTTTACCTTGCAACTTAAAAGCAAGTGCTTTCATTTCGCTAGTACGTCTAGCATCTAACTCCATTAAATCAGTTACAAGAGTTCCATCTTCTTTATAGAATATTTTTTTAAACTTTTCTAAATTTTTAACTGTGCTTGGAGAAGGCTCAATAACTCTTATAAGATTGCCAGAACCATCCAATACCTCGCCGGCAATTTTGCTATCAATTAAATCTATAACACCCTGAATACCGCCAACTTCGATACCGTCTGGTGTATTCTTTAATGAATTGTAAACTTGAGTAGCTCTTGCTTTTCTTCTTCTTGTAAGCTCCTCCATAACTTTCTCACTTGTGTCAACAATTCTTTGGTTTACATCACCAACTCTTCCTGTCTGTGAGCCAACAGAATCTGCAAAAACGTTTATAGCCTCAGCTACTTGTGATGCTTGACTATCATAAAACTCCATAATCGCTCTGTTATCAGGCTGTTGGCTTAAATAATATTGTATGTTTGCTGCTCTTTTATTTATATTTTTTGCTTGCGCTGGTGTTAAATCAAAACCAAACTTTTTTGCTTCTCGCATAACTGTGTCTGCATCTTTTCTTAAATTCAATAAATAGGTTAAAGTATCTGGGTCTTTGCGAAACAGGTTTATCACGCTCCCTGTACCAACACTACCTTGCCCAAAAGGTATTAATGAAAACGAAGAAGAAATCATTAGGTCTTTTGATGCGGCCGCTATTTCTTCTGCGGGCAAACTATAAAACTGGTTAATAGCAATTTATCTAGCTGTTCTTGGAACAGCTCCAGCAGCTAGATTACCGCTAAACCCACCGATAGCAGTGGTCCCCAATAAATAAGCTCCAGCAGCATAAGGATTTTTTTGAGCTCCTTTTGCAAGAGGGTTTGCACCAGTCGCCAAATCTGCTAAACCTTTTTTAAAACCAAATCTAGCTCCTGCCATACCACCACCAACATCTGCTGCAAAAGTTGCTGCGGGCGCTAAGTTAGGTACTATCTTATCTGCAAAAAAACCAACCGATTCGTTGTTTGGAAACTCTCTCGTATATTTTTTACCACCAAATTCTTTTTCACCGCGTGAATCTTCGTAGTAAAGTTCTCCATCTATATTGACATATTTTTCTGAACCGCGTGGGTCATTAGGAAAACGCTCTGATGCTAAAAAGTCAATCCTAACATCATCATCAAAAAACAAATATGATTTTGCTTTTCGCATAGTGTAATTGTCTTGTTCTTGTTCATACTGTAATCCAACTTTGTCAATATTATCTATGTCTGTAAGATAGTCGTTGTAATCTTTGCTCATGGTGTAGCATCTTTTATTTTTTGATTAATTATTGCAATTAATTCTGCTTTTTTGTCATCAGGTAAGTTTGCATCCTTTTCTATTTCTTGTATTTTTCTTTCGAATACAGCCACTATCGGTGATTTACCTGTTGTATAAGTAGACTTTAAGTTGTTGCTTTTTTCTTGTCCTTCACGATAAGATTTACGCCACTTATCTGTATTAAAGTCCTCTGGTGTTTTGTATTCATTTCCTGCTGCATCGGTATAATCTCCCTTAGCTATTGCTTCTAATTCATCAAACTCTTCATCACTAAAAAGTAAGTTTTTGTCATACCAATCGCCTTCAAACTTTGCTAGCTCTCTATTTACTTTGCTTGCTGTAATTTCACCCTTCAACTCTTTATCCTCAAGCTCATCAGCCTTTGCTGTGTAAGCATTAAAAAAATCTACGTCTCTTTGCGCCACTCTTTTTAAATACTCGACCTGTTTTATAAAACCATTATAGTTTGAGCCAAGTCCAGGTGAAGCTCTTTCAAACATTTCCATTTCACGGTTAGATATAGCACCCTTTGTTCTACTAACAATATCCATAGTAAAGCCGAGAGATATTTGACTTAAAAGTATTTGGTCACCTATAACATCTGATTCGTTTTGACTATTTATTCCAAGTCCATCCATAATTTGCCTTGGAAACAAAGTAAATTTTGCCACAGTACCAAAATTTTTTGCGCCTAATCTATTTGCAATAGCCTCTGCCTCATTTAAGTTTGCAACAGAGCTTACACCTGCTCTATATTTTTCTAATACTTCTTCTTCTGCTTTGAGCTGTGCCTTTACTGCTTCTTCGTCCCTTTTACTATACTTGGCTCCTGTGTTTACAGATATGCTTGAACCAGAGCCTCTTTCAAAATATCCATTTGCTAGTAAATCATTTATAGCCGCATCATTAGCATAATTATCTCTAATAGTTTTTACTTCAATCTTTCCATCTGGAAGCTCTTTTTGAAACGTTAATAAATCGCCACGTTTGTTTTTGTATTTTAAAACTTCGGTTTCATATTCACGCAAAAAATCTAATGCCTTTTCTTCACTTTGCATAGCCATCTGTGCGGCTTGAAAACCAATTTGTTGGCGCATTTTTGCATCTTCTTCTTTAGCAGCTCGCAATCTATCAGACACTCTTGTAAAACCAGCTCCAAGACCTGTGTAAGCCGAACCTACACCTGTGTTTGGTGTAGACAACAAACCTGCACCTAATTCAGATGCAACTTCATATATGTTCATTTTTTTTCTAGGTGGAGTTACCTGTGAAAGTCTGTCGTAGTATTTTTGATAGCTTTCTTCGTAGGTTGGCGTGTCTCTAAGTTGTTGAGATAAAGTATTCATAGTGCTAGTGCTTGCAGCACCGCCCTGATTAAATATATCTATCTGTTCTGGTATTTGAGCTCTTGATATTGCCATAATTAATTTTTGCCACCATAAAGCTGCCCTAGTGCACCAAAGGCAGAAAGACCTACACCTAAACCAGACTGCATAGGACTTGGTGCTGGAACAAACGATGTATCTGTTTGGAACTGTCCAGCTGGAGCCATACTTACAAATGGTTGTAATGCTTGATACTGTAACAACGGTGTCATTTGTCTTTGTTGTAAGTTTCTACGTTGTGCATCTAACATTTGCTGGGTTTGTCCTTGTTGTTGTGCGCCCATGCCATAAAGTGCAGCTATGTCAGATGCGGATGCGCCTGCTGCTTGCGCTCCTAGGCCTTGTAAACTGCTTCCAAGACCAAATTGCCCACTATATCTTTGCTGTCCTATGTTTTGTTCTGTTTGACCTAACCCACTTAAAGCACCAGCTAAAGCTTGTTGTCCTGTAAATCCTTGGCCAGCTAATCCAGCTAAACCACTGCTTGCAGCTCTTTCTGCTGCTTTTTGTCTAGCAAACTCACCTAAACCAGTTTGTTGTGCCTGTCTAAAGCCTTGAGAGCGAATACCTCCTATTGCCTCAGCCAAACCTCTACCGATAGCTCTTTGACGCTCAGAAGCGCCGAGACGAGCTCTGGAACCAAAAGCAGACTCACCACCTCTTGCAATGTCACCAGCTCTTGCTCCTATATCTGACTTTGCTCCTTGTTCCATAATGTCAGAAATAGTTTGCTGTACTACTCTGTCTTCGTATGGGTCATAAAATCTTTCAGTCATGCTAGGGTCATAACCACCAACAGTTCCACGTAAAATATCGGCCGACTCACCCAGTCCTTGACGTAACGAGCCTAGACCGCCTCTAGTGGCCGCTAACGAGCCTATTGCAGCTGTACGACCTCTTTGTAAGCCTTCCTCTAAAGCTTGAGTACCAGCGCCATAAGCGTCTGCTGCTGTTCCTAGGTATGGGTCTTGTTGTCCTACCGATTGTCT